TCCTCGGAACGAAAGGCCCAGCCCAGCGGATAGATCGCGGACATCTGGGCCAGCTTCTCCTCGTCCGTGTCGACGCACGTCGCGGTCATTCCTGCGCGCACGAAGTGCACCGCGTCGTTCCAGCCGAGGAAGCCAGCTGCGAAGATCAGCAGCCCCTGGCCGTCCTCGGGCAGCAGGTAGGACGGGTACGGGCGAGCTCGCTCAGAGATGTGCTGGAACCGGTGGGCGGCGTCGACGACCATCAGCTCTGGTGGGTCACCACCACGACGGCCATCGTCGAGCCGACGAGAATCCCGCCACCGTCGCTCATCGGGAAGTCCTCGTAGCCGCTCCAGGGCCAGCCGTTGCCCCAGGTGAGAGAGTCGACGACTCCACCGAGCGTCCGGTCGGCGTCGAGCGCGGCGATGATCGACATCGGCCCTTCCTCGTCCATCATGTCGAGCAGCAGATCCTCGCCCGTGATGATGTCGGCGGTGCCCATGCGCACGCGGACGAGGATCGGGAATGCGCCGTAGCGCGTCGCGGATCCGAAGCCTGCGAGGCCCTCTTCGAGGCCGGTCGCGGACGGCATGTAGATGTCGATCGCTGGCGTCTCGGCGATGGAGAACGCGCGCCCAGCGATGTGCAGGTCGATACCTGCGGGCGGCGTCAGGTTCTCCTCGAGCTGCGCAGCGAACGCATCGAGCACTTCGCGCAGCATCAGGCGATCCCCCATTGATCCTTGAGAGGAGAGAGCCGCGAGATGTAGCGAGCGAACGAGTAGCGGCCCGGAGTCGTCGGCACTCCCTCGTCGACCACGCCGAGGATGCCGGGGGCAGACTCGCGATGCCGCCAGAGATCAGCGGCGCGGTCGAGGCAGACGCCGTTGACGAGCGCCAGCTCGTCGGGGCCCAGCGGATCGTGGCTCGAAGAGAAGTCGATCTCCGCGTTAATCTCGAGCGTCGCCGTGGCGAGGTCCCTCTGCGCTGCTGCGACCTGCTCGGTGGACGGGTTGGTCTTCTTGATGATGCGGAAGAATTCGTCAGTGGTCGCGTACGGGTCGACGACCTCGATGTTCTGAATCGCGAGCGACGGCAGGCTGACGTTGGCGCTCCCGTCCGCGAAGATGACGCGGTACCAGAGCTCGGGTGTCGAGCTCGCCAGCGAGGTCGTGAAGCTGCGCGCCTCTGGAGCCGCCGGATCCGGGTCGAGCCCCGCGGGCGTGGTGTCCGTCGCCAGATCCAGCGCATCGATCTGGGTCCAGTTGACAGTGTCGGCCAAGACAGCGTTGTCGTTCTCCTCGATGCGCACCTCAGTCCATGGGATCGAGTCGAACCGTGCCGGCGGCGTGTAGTCAGCGAACGAGACGATGCTCATGCGAGCCTCCCTGATCCGACGAGCTCGAGGTGTCCACGCTCTGTTTCGGGGATCTCGCCGGACGGCTTGTCCCATTCCCCTCTGGCGAGGCTCCCGACGAGAGTGTCACCCGCGAGGACGTTGGCGTTCCAGCGGGTGGTGAACGTGACGGTGAGATGAAGGCCGGGGTCACCGAACACCCCGGCGAAGCCGCTGGTCGTGAAGACATCATTCAGGCTCATCTCCGACGCGGCGAAGTGCCCGCTGTAACCAGCGGTCACCGCCCCGAAGGTCAGAGCCATCGCCGAGCGCCCGAAGCCCGAGAGATGCCCGCTCGTCGTAGCGCTGAACGTCTCGGCGGTCGTCGTCACGCCGAAGGTCTTCCGGCTTCCGCTCGTGACCGCGCCGAAGCTGAGCGACATCGTGGCTGCGCCTCGCTGGACGTTGCCGCCCGTCACGAATGCGTTGAAGATGAGCGCGGTCGCCGTGGTGCCCAATGCCGTGCGCGAGCCAAAGGTCGTTGCGACGAACGACAGGCCGGTCGACGTTGATCCGAGAGCCGTGCGAGTGCCAGCAGTCGCCGCGGCGAAGGTGAGGCCCAAGCTGCTCGTGGCGAACTGGCCGCGAGAGCCAGCAGTCGACGAGGAGAAGGCGAGGCTCGTGGAGCTCGCGCCGAATGTCGACTTGAAGCCTGACGTAGTCCGGTTGAGCGTAAGCCCAGTCGAGCTCACGCCGAACGTCTTCCTGACGCCAGACGTGGTGAACGTGTCCGCGAGCGCCATCGAGCTCGAGCCGAGCGCCTTCCGGACGCCAGCGGTCGTGACGCCGAGCGTAAGCGCCATCGCGCTCGAGCCGAACGCCCCGAGCCTGCCTGCCGTCGTGGCCGTGAAGGTGAATGCGGCCTGGCTCGAGCCGAAAGCCGTGCGGACACCGCTCGTCGTCGCGCCGAAGGTGAGCGCCATCGCGCTGCTGCCCTTCGCCGTGCGAACGCCCGAAGTGGTCGCGCCGAAGGTGAGCGACATCGTCGCCGCACCGAAGAGCGTGTTGTGACCACTGGTGACGGTGCCGCTCGTGGTCGCTGAGAAGACAAGCGCGGTCGAGGTCACACCGAGCGCAGTGCGGACTCCAGACGTAGTGAACCCGTCGGCCAGCGACATGGTCGATGAGCCAAGCGCCTTCCTGACTCCGGACGTAGTGAAGGTGTCCGCGAGCGACATAGTTGAGGATCCGCGGGTCGACTTGAAGCCGGTCGTGGTGAATCCGTCGGCCAGCGACATCGTGGTGGAGGCGAAGGTCTTGCGAACGCCAGAGGTGGTGAAGCCGTCGGTCAGCGACATGGTCGTCGCGCCCGTCAGCATGATGGACTTGAAGCCGATCACGATCCCGAACGCTCGGGACGAAGACGTGTTCGTCGTCCAGGTGATCGTCCCGGTCCCGACAGCGCCAGCCGAGCTTAGGCCGGTCTTGGCCTTGTCGCTGATCTCGATCGTGTGACCGGTTCCCGAGGTCGTTCCGGCATCGACGCGCTCCGTGAAGGTCGTCACCGTCGAAGTGCCGATCGTGTCGAGGATCTTCATCGTCATCGCGATCACCATCGAGTTGTTGACCAGCGTCGTGAACGACGGGATCGTGGTGGTCGTCGTGTCTGCGGAATCGTCGACAGTCACGACCGTCCCGCCGTCTAGCGTCTCCGTCAGGCCCGAGTAGGCGAGCACCACCGCGCCAGACGAGTCGCCAGTCGTCCCTGTCGTCACGCCCGACCACGACGGGGCGAAGTTGTCTGACGACGTGCCGTCAGCAGTGCGCGTGAAGACGTAGAAGCTGCCGCCCGAGGCCGTGCCCGACCGCTTCGGCATTCCGCTGACTGCGTTCCAGCCCGAAGGTGTGGCGACCGTGGCCGTGATGGAGCGACACCATGTGATCCCGACGAGCACGTCGCCAGCCGACCGCCCCGCTGGCGCTGTGGCCGAGAGGGCAGTCGGGTTGGCGACGTTGTTGGCCGCGAAGACCGCGGTACCCGTCGCGTGGTTCGACGGATTCACTTAGGCGGCTACCGGGGTGATCGCGAGGCTAAGGCTGCCGGATGCGATGGTGAACGTGTCACCGACGGCCACCGTCTTGCTCGCTGCCAGATCGTCCGAGCCCAGGAATGTTCCTGCGCTCGAGGCGGTCCAGAACGAGACGTGCGTGTACGTCTCCGCTGTGGAGACGTTCGTCCAGACCAGGTCGGCATTCGTGGAGATGCTGCCGCCCGAGGCCGTGCCGAACGCTGCCTGCTGGCGCGTCGTGTTGCCCGCCGCGTTCGACGTGCCCGCGGAGCCTGGGTCGCCTGTGTGCAGCTTCACCCAGAACGCCGCGTTGCCGCCGTAGCTCGTGCCCTTCGCGTAGGCCGTGAGCATCGAGTTCGCTTCGGCTGGCAGGATGCCGATTGCCCCTCGGAGGAGGAGCATCAAGAGAGCGATGAGCCACATGCTTTTGGTTCCTCCTCTCAGTACCTCTTGGTGTGCAGAGACGTGAGGGGCTTGGGCTTCGGCGTCTTCCCCTTGACCGCCTGGGGCGTGCCGCCGAGGCCCTTCACGTTGGAGCTCGTCGTGCTTGCTGTCGGTTCCATCTGGCTCCTCTCACAGCTGGGGCCCAGCCGTCTGACTGGGCCCCACTGTTCCCCTCGTGCCTCTACCTACGAGGCGGTCGTGATGTTGGCGAATGCGCCGTCGTCGACCACGACGGCCTCGAAGCCGCCGATGATGCCGACCTCGAGTCCGCCGATCGCGGGCTCGACGACCTGGAGATCGACCGGGGCTCCGGGCGTCTCTGCGACGAGCAGAGCCTCGGAGTCGCCGACGATGATCAAGCCGCTGTCGAGGCCCCTCGAGGGGACGAACGTCAGCGGGCCGATCCGATTCCCGTCGACCACTGTGAAGATGGCCTGCGGGGTCGACGTGAGGCCGAACATGTACCAGTACCGATCGACGGCCATGTACACCGTGTCGGCCATCCGGCCCGAGTTGGCGAACACTGCCGCGCCGCCGGCACCAACGGCGGTCATCAGCGTGGCGAAGTCGGGCGTACCCGACAGCGGCGAGCCGATGATGTGGGCGAAGCCCGAGTCGCGCAGGACAGCTGCCGCGTCCCGCTCGGTCTTCAGTGCGTAGTCCGCCGCGGCGAGGTTGAACCAGAGGTCCAGCGCCGACGGTGTCGACCAGTTGATCGCCTGCCACGACAGGTCGCCTCCACCGAGGTACACGGAGGCGTTCGTCGTGACCATGTCGACTTCCATCCCCTGGTTCCCCGCCTCCGTCTTCTCCGATGCCTGCACGGAGACGATCGGGCGAGTGACCACCTTCGGGTAAGTCAGCTGGCCCCGCTCGAGGTCGGCGCGCGTGGCGCTGGCGACGAGCGGACGGGACTTGTCGATGATCTGGAAGATCTGGGCGATGTGCTGCGGGTTCTGCAGTCCGCCGACGTTGCTCGAGAGCGTGTTGGCGGGCGTTCTGGACTTGAGCTGCTGCAGGCGCTCGCGGGCGCGGAGCACCGCGTCCTCGCCACCTGCGGCCTGCGCGATCTTCGCGCACTCGGGCATCGTCGAGCCCCGAGTGAGGATCTCGTCGCGGGCGAACGCCGAGTAGGTGCGGTAGACGATCTCGCCGTCTGCGCCCTCCTCGATGCTTCCGTCCCCGCCCGCCATCATGCGGCGCAGACGGGCCGACTCCTTGACCGCCGTGACGGTCCGCTCGATGTCGTCCGCGAGCGAGGTCGTCTCTGCATCGATCTGCTCGACGCGCTCGCGGTACATCTTGATGTGCTCGCCCTCGACCTCGGTGAGGGTCTGATCCTCACGGGAGTTGACACTCCCCATGAGGGCCTCCCACTTCTGGACCGTGATCTCGCGTTCGTCCAGAAGCGTGGCGAGGCGAGTCTCGGACTGGGTGGTTACGGCACCCATGCCTTGGAACCTCCTCTGTTTGACATTGACCTTCCGTCCGCGGCGGGTGTCGATGTCGGAGGTGCCGCCCATCTACAGCGGGGTGTCCGTGGCTCGAGGTGCGCCATCTGCGGATATGCGTTCAGGATCGTAGTTAAGACTGGCTCGAATTGAAAGCGTTGAGGACCCGCTCGAGCGTGGCCTTCGCTGAGTCACGCTGAGCCTGAGTCGCGTCCTTCGGGTCGCCCTGGCCGATCCGGGCGAGCGCAGCACGGACTCCGTTGACGTTGATCGTGCCGCTACCCGGCTCCTTGTACGGGAGGTGACAGCGGGCCTTCGTCTTCTTCGCGCCCGTCGGGTTCAGGTCGATGGCGGCTGCAGCGCAGTACGCCTCTGCCGTGTCCCAGCGGGACTCGCTCCCGTCCCAGGCCACCTCCGTGTAGGCGCGAGAGAGCAGGATCGCCTGCCCCTCGGGCAGCTCAATGCCGAGCTCGGCGCACCGCTCGAGCAGCGCGCGGTTGATCGGCGGGGGCATGAGCTCCTCGTCGACCGTCTCCTCGCGCATCGCCAGGACCTGGGCCTGACTGTACGCGGGCTGGTAGGTCAGGAGCACCGAGTCGAGGTGCGCCTTGACGCGCTGGAGGATGTTGTCCTTCGTCCTGTTGTTGCGGATCGGGACGAACTCGGCTGAGACGCCCGTGAGCACTCCGTCCTTGACGAGCTCGCGCGCCGTGTCCGCCTCGGAGCCCGTGTGCATCTTGAACCGACCGAGGTAGCCGTCGTTCTCGCGACTGATGAGCTCGACTCCGTGGCCGACCACGCCGCCCAGCCCCGGCTTGCGCTCACCGTTCTTCGTGAGCCCGTCGTGCCCGAAGCCCGCGCGGAGCAGCACGCGGTTCGCTGCCTTCTCGTTCCGGTCGAACACCTGATGGACGAACTGCTCCCGGTACGCGCGGAATTCCGGCGGGTCCGAGACGGTCGCCACCTCGTTGAAGGGAACGACGCGCACGTCGATCGTGCGGTCGTCCGCCATGGTCGCTTCGGCACCGAAGGAGCGGACGAGGATGCGAGGGTCGCCACCCTGCTCCCCAGTCTCCACCGGAGCCTCGTCTTGCACTTCGGTCATCTGTTCCCTCCTGCGACGGTGAGGCGCGGAGCCCCACTTTGTTGAGCCGGTGAGGCCTGGGCCGTTCCAGGCTCTACGGCTTGCTGGTCTTTGGCGGTCGCTGCCGCCTGCGGGTCGTCTTCCGTTGTCGGGAACGGCCCAGTCTGAGCGTTGTCTGGCGGGAGCGAGTCGGATGCGTCGAGCCAGATCCACTGCCCTGATGGCAGCGCCACGTTGCTCAATGCGTCCGCGAATCCTTTCGCCGTCGGGCGGAGCTCGTAGCGCCACCACTGATCTCCCACCATCGCGGGCGTCTGGTACGTCAGCGCCGAGTTGCCGCGGCCACCGCCGACCGTCATGTTGATCAGGACCGCCGGGATACCGAACGCCGTAGCGAGCGCCAGCGCGTTGAAGTCCTGCGTCTCGAGCAGCGCCATGTCCTTCGGGTTGAAGGACAGCGCCTGGAAGTCGAGTCCGTAAGGCAGAACCGGAGGTGCGCCACCGCGCTGCTGTGTTCGCACCTGCCACTGCGTCTGCAGCGCCTCAGCCTGCTCGGCCTTCATCTTCCGGTTCTCGTCGGTGACCTTCAGCGACACCTTCGGAATGCCGCCCGTGTTCACCTCCATCGCCTGGTTGCCTGCAGCGAGCAGTCCCCACGCCATCTGAGCGTACGAGCTGATCGCGCTCGTCCCGTGCGGTCCGAAGCTGTAGTCGCAGTCGCGATCGATCTGGATCACGTTCTGCGGGTCGAGCAGCTCGCCGCCGAGGTCGTACTCGATGTATCCATCCGGGTCCCATCG